TGTACGAGGTGCTCTATCGGATGGAGGTAGCTTATGGCTAATACGAATAAGGTCAAATACGGCCTTAAGAATGTTTACTACGCTCTCTACGACGAGGACGCCGACACATACAGCACACCTGTGGCGATCCCCGGCGCGGTCAACCTCTCCCTCGAGGCAGAAGGCGACTCCAATGTTTTCAGAGCGGACAACACAGATTACTTTGTATCCGTCTCCAACAACGGTTACAGCGGCGACTTCGAGGCCGCCCGCATCCCGGACAGCTTCCTGACGGACGTCATGGGCGAGGAGACCGACGCAACGACCGGACTGCAGTATGAGGTCGCCGACGCGCAGCCGAAATACTTCGCGCTGCTCTTCGAGTTCGACGGCGACAAGAAAAAGGTTCGTCATGTTATGTACCACTGCAAGGCGACCCGCCCGTCTGTCGCATCCCAGACAACGGACACATCGATCGAGCCGGTCACAGAGACGCTTAGCCTCACAGCGACAGCCCGCCCGACCGACAATGTCGTCAAGGCGAAGTGCTGCCAGGGCGACACGTCTTACGAGAATTTCTTCTCGGCGGTCGTCATCCCGACAGTCGCGGCGGCAGCGAGCGAAGGCTAAAGAAAGAGAGGCACAGGAATATGATCACAAAGACTATCGATATCGGAGGCGTCAAGGAGACCTTCCGATGCACAGGGCGGACGCCGCGGATCTACAGAGACCTCATCAACAGGGACATGCTGCTTGATATGCAGACCTTTACGGATGCGCAGGCGGAGGCAACCGAAACAAACGAGCAGGTCTCCGCGGAGACCATGGATAGCTTTTATGACATGGCTTATGTCATGGCTTATCACGCCGCAATGGCAGAGAATCGTCTGAAAGACTTTCCTTCCACGGTCGAAGACTGGATCGACCAGTTCCCGATGCTTCCGCTGATGCAGTCCGTCGCGGACATCTTCGAACTCTGGACGTCGAGCAATGCGTCCATCGCAGTAGAAAAAAACGTGTAAAGCGTCGTCCGACTGAGAGAAAATTCACAACAGCTCTTTTTGAGCTTCGATGTGTACAGTGTGGGCTCCGGCCGAGTGACCTTGATGATTACTCGATCGGAGCCATTTTTGACATTTTAATAGAACTTTCAAACGACGACGCGCACTACGACACAGTAGCCACTCAGGAAGATTTTGACAAATTCTAAGGAGATAGCACATGGCCGGAAATATTAAGGGCATCACAATAGAGATCGGGGGAGATTCGACCAAGCTCCAGAAGGCACTCAGAGATGTCGACACGACAGTCCGGTCGAGTACAAAATCTCTCAAGGATATCAACAAATCACTCAAGTTAGACCCGAGCAACACAACCCTTCTTGTTCAGAAGCAGAAGGAACTGAAGAACGCGATCGACGCGACAAAGGGAAGGCTGCAGATCCTCAAGGATGCGGCCAAGCAGGTCACACCGGAACAGATCGGCCAGGACAAGTATGACGCCCTGCAGCAGGAGATCGGAGAGACCGAAGCCAAGCTGAAGAGCCTTGAGAACGAGTATAAACAGTTCGGATCCGTCTCGAAACAGAAGCTCGAGGCCGCTGCGGCCAAGATGAAGGAAGTCGGTGAATCGCTCGCTGGAGCGGGGCAGACGCTCTCGACCTACGTCACGGCCCCGATCGTGGGTGCCGGCGCGGTGGCGGTCAAGACCTCTGCAGACTTCGAATCCTCCATGAGCAAGGTCTCGGCCATCTCCGGAGCTACGGGCGACGACCTGCAGGCGCTGAAGGACAAGGCGCGTGAGATGGGTATGTCGACCAAGTTTTCGGCATCCGAGTCTGCGGATGCCATGAGCTACATGGCGATGGCGGGCTGGAAGGCAGACCAGATGATCTCCGGCCTTCCCGGCATCCTCAACCTCGCGGCGGCATCCGGAGAAGACCTGGCGACCACATCCGACATCGTAACGGATGCGCTGACAGCCTTCGGACTGAAGGCTGAGGACTCCGGTCACTTCGCGGACGTCCTCGCGTCGGCAAGCTCCAACGCCAACACTAACGTCTCGATGCTGGGCGAGTCCTTCAAGTACGCCGCTCCGACAGCCGGAGCTCTCGGCTACTCGGCCGAAGACGTCGCTGTCGCCCTTGGCCTCATGGCCAACGCGGGCATCAAGTCGTCTCAGGCAGGCACGGCGCTTAACGCGGTTTTTACGAGGATGGCTAAGCCGACCAAGGATTCCGAGACAGCCATGAACCGTCTCGGAATCTCCCTGGCGGACTCCGAAGGCAATATGTATTCCTTCCGCGAGATCATGGATCAGCTCCGCAGCAGCTTCGGACAGATCAACATGCCCGTCGAGGAGTTTAACACCAAGATCTCCCAGCTCGACGCAGATCTCGAGGACGGCACGATCACTCAGAGCCAGTACGACAAGGAGCTCGAAGAGCTGACCAAGCAGGCATACGGCGCGGAAGGCGCTGAGAAGGCAAGAGCCGCCGCCATGCTGGCAGGTCAGAGAGGCATGCCGGGTCTCCTCGCCCTGGTTAATGCCTCCGCGGAAGACTACGAGAAACTGACGGCTGCGGTCGACGGTGCGTCGGATACTTTTGTTAAGACAGCAGACGGCAGTATTAAGACGATGTCTCAGGCACTCGCCGACGGCGACGAGATCATCGAGGAGTACAGCGGATCCGCTGAGACGATGGCCTCTGTCATGGAGGACAATCTGAACGGGAAAATTACCGTCCTGAAGAGCTCCCTCGGTGAGCTGGCCATCGCTTTCGGCGAGACCTTGACACCCGCTGTGGAAAAGGTCACCGGAGTCATCCAGGGTATCACCGACAAACTGAATCAGCTCACTCCGGGGCAGAGACAGGTCATCTCGGTCATCCTGGCGGTCATCGCCGCCATCGGCCCGCTGCTCCTCATCGTAGGCAAGGCGCTGGTCTTTGCGTCTCAGATCACAATGGCCATTGCAGCCCTGCAGCCCGTACTTGCGGCAGCCGGGGCTGCCATTGGGGCTATTTCCGCTCCCGTTCTTATTGTCATCGGCGTCATCGCTGCTCTTGTCGCTGCGGGCGTTCTTCTTTATAAGAACTGGGACACCATCAAACAGAAGGCATCCGAAGTCGGGGCATGGCTGCAGCAGTCGTGGCAGGTCGCGTGTGAATCTGTTCAGAACGTTGTTTCTAACGCCAAGACATTCATCTCAAAGAAGTGGGACGAGATAAAAACGGCCGTTACGACCAAGGCGACACAGCTCACTGACAGCGCGAAGCAAAAATTCGAAGCGATGCGCAGTAATATCGCATCCAAGGTCGAGCTGGCAAGGTCGACTGTCGCTCAGAAATTCGAACAGATAAGGAGCAGCGTCACAACTAAGGTCGAAAACGCCAGGTCTGCCGTCACCCAGAAGTTCGAAGCTATCAGGAGCGGCATCTCCACGAAAATTGAGAGCGCGAAGTCAGCGGTGTCTTCTAAGATCGACGCCATCAAGACCAAGCTGAGCTCGATTGTTCCATCATCCATCACGAACAAATTCGAACAGATCAAGAACGGCATCCGGGATAAGATCAACGCGGCGAAGGACGCAGTCTCCACCGCGATTTCCAATATCAAGAGCGCGTTCAACTTTTCGTGGAGCTTGCCGCACCTTTCGTTGCCGCACTTGTCCATCAGTGGTGGGTTCTCAATCAACCCACCGTCTGTTCCGCACTTTGGTATCAGCTGGTACAAGAAGGCTATGGATGTGCCGTTCATGCTGAACGGCGCTCAGATCTTCGGCACGATGGGGAACAAAGCGCTCGCAGGCGGCGAGGCCGGTCGGGAGCTCATTGTCGGATGGGATGCTCTGAGGCAGCATCTCGGAGGCGGCGGGACGACCGTCATCAACAACAGTATCACAGTCAACGCGGCTCCGGGCATGGATGAGCGTCAGGTCGCTGACATGGTCATGCGCCGCATGCAGACAGAAATCAGTAAAAGGGGGAGAGTATGGGCCTGATCTTTGACGGCGTCGACATCGA